AACTCCTTGAACAAGTCATGAGCTCTCTTGGAATTCTCTGTGTTTTCTTTAACGTTTTCTTTTTTCACTATCACGGCATCGTGATCACCACGTTTCCAAAAGTCATACTCAATCTTAGTAGCCATCATATCAGCCTGATGAAGTATGTAGGCAATATTACTCCTTAATGCTCTATCAGGACTATAACCTATATAATAACTCTTGTTTGCTTCTTCATACAATCCGTCTGTCAATCTTAACCCAATATACTCATTGTCTGACAACACGATACCAAAGTGCTGAAGTAAAAACAAAGCCCTATCAGTTACGGTCATGAACTGTAAGTTAGGATTATGTTTATAAACCAATCCTTGATTCTTTCTATGCCAATCGGAATCATTTGGTGTGTAGTAATCATCAGCCAAATCACCAACCTTACCTAAGTCATGGTGTAGAGCAGCAAATACCAATTCTTCATCCGTGAAATTAATACTGGCTCCATTCTTCTCCCATAACTCTTTAATCTGTAGTGCTGATGTAGTTACGTGGATAACGTGTTCCACATACCCACCAGCGTGAGCATTATGGAAGTGTTCCTTACCACTAGCTGGTGCCATACACATTCGTTCTTCAAAGTAATGATACATATTGAGAAGTTTTTCTCTCCGCTCACTTCCTTCTTCAAATGTATCTTTTACAATTTGAATTAATTTTTCCCAATTCTCTTGTATTTGTTCGGGTGTTAGTTCCTTCATATTTTACCTCTCTGTTGGTTGAACTAACCATCCAATATCAATTCCATGTTTTTGGAAAGTCATGTTCAAATATCTTGTCTTGTTTGAGTGTCCTTCTTTATCCCACCATTTGGCATTTTCACGACCTTGAACAGGACCACCTGTGTGATAAACAATTATCCAAATTTTCCTTAATCTTGGAAAATGTAT